GCAGATGTTCTCCCTGTCACAGTACCTAATGTATTCAAAGAACCATGTATTCTTCCATCCCTACTAATACCAGACCGATGAATCCAATCCTCAATCTGTCCTCTAAGCTTATCTGCCTCTCTATACTTAAGAAGTAAAGCCGCTTCAGGAAAGTCTAAGGATTCAAGAACACTGACATCACAGATAGGGTTACCTGTCTCAATGTTCCTGTCTGGAACCCAGTCATACTTCTCCCCGAAACGCTGGGTAATTTGTAAAGACGAGCCGGGATTGAATGGTATTGATTTAGTTTTATAAGGCCCAGCAATAAGCCTAGCCCTAATAGCACCACTCCCTTTACCTTTAACCTCACTCTTGGTTGAATACTTTAGATTAGTCTGAGGATCTACATAGTATTCTACACTAGTCATTTGCTTGACAGTATCTGGAAACACAGAACGCAACTGATCTTCTATGCTTCTCTTGGTCTCCAAGATTTGAAACAACACCTTCTCAGCATTGTCAATATCGAAGCACCACCCACGCTCTGTCTGTAACGCAATGATCCTAGCAAAGTCATGTTCCATCTTAATAACATTAGATGAAACTCCACGATCCTTGAGTCCTCTTGTCAGATAATTAAATATATTTATCGTTGTTAAGACATCCTGCACACAGTAGTCTAACATCTCTTGAGAGAAGGCTTCCCAATCACCAGAGTAATCAGCCTTCTGCTGCCCACCAACATAGTCACCTACAGCCTTAAGGCTATAGCCACCTGCTGGATTCTTCTGTCTATCGGGCCACATAAGCCTTGACATAAGAAGAGTATCGTATGTCTTGTCAAGCATCTTCTTATAGTCAACAAAGGATGCACCAACCAGACGGTTTAGTACAAGGATATCATAAGTCAATCCATTGTGTGCGATTAAAACCTTAGCTTCACTAAGAAAATCCCAAGCCTCCTTGACCTGATGACTACGAAACTTAAACAATTCCTTAGTCTTAATATCAACAGCAACAATACAATGAATCTTACTTATCTCAGGATCAGGCTGTCCCTGACCTACGATATTGACCTCTGCTAATCCATTAGCTTCAATATCAAATGCTAAGATTCGATCAGTCATTGTTTATATCCTTAATAGTTTCCCAATATCTATACATACTTTCTGGGTTTGTCTCAAACTTAAAGCTTTCGTATACTGTATCTCCAACAATATCTCCATCCTCGTTCGAGGGAAAGATCATTGACTCGAAGAATCCAATATTAAAATCCTCATCATGTACACAAGATACAAGAAGATGTTGTCCATCGTCTGTAAGCCAAAGGCTCGAATCCTGTTGTCTTCCTCTAGGATAGTTATCCATTGCTTGTATTATTCTAACTAATCTTGGTCCTACTCTAGGCATATTAGTTCTCCTTAGTTCTTTTTGGTTACATCAGTGAATGAATCCGAAGAGGGTTCATCAATTTCTTTGAGCCTAGAAAGCTTACGGTCATAATATAAGTAGCTAGCAACACCAGCTCGTCCTGTAAGTCTATCTTTAAGAATACGAACCGTAGTGGTATTGGCTTCCAGCTCATCTGGCATCTGTCTGTTTCTCTCAAGTCCAATCACTGTGTTTGCAACACTACCGAGAGAGCCAGAGCCACGTAGATCTTGTAAAGTAATTCTAGATCCCTCTTCATACGCCTTGTCAGTCTTCTTAAGTTGAGACACGACATCAATATGAACACCTGTTCTAGCAACAAGACTTCGCATACCCTTCATCAGCTTATCAATAAGCAGCCTCTCATCACTCATGCCTTCTTCTACCATAAGCATTGCAGTAGCCGCCGCTGTGATGTGATCAAGAACAATAACATCTACACCTAAACTAATAGCCATGTATTCCATACGTGTCATAAGGTTTTGCATAGCATTATGTCCCTCATGGTCATAGATATACAAGCCCTTCTCACCAAGCTCAGCCTTAGCATCATTATATTCTTCGTTAGTAACAGTACCTAGATTCTCAAGAGGAACTGCTTGTAGTCCCATGTCTTCCCTCAGGGTGTTTAACATCTCCTGAGACTTGATTGCACGTACAGGCTTATTAAGCATGAGAGAAATTAAATCATCAATGGTTTCTTGAGGACTCTCCTCTAACATAATAGCACCTACAGTACGTCCCTCATCAATGTGACCTAAGATAAGTTCTCTAATGATGGTACTCTTACCAGAGCCTGTACCACTAGACCAGAGAGTAATCTCTCCGCTTCTTTGTCCGACGCAGAAATTAGTTAGGCCTTCCCAAGGGAATGCCCACACCTTTCTATCGAAGCTCTTGCTATCAGCCATGATATTACTAACGTGTACAATCTCATCAGGTGTATATACCTGAGCCTCGAACACAGCGGTCATTAAAGAGCTAGTCTCGGCGGCAAGGAGATGCTCGTTAGCATCCTTAAGCATAAGCCTACCAATCTTACAGTTACCGGGAGGTAGAATATCAGCAACAGCCGCTGCTGCTTCTCTACCGGCGGCATCATTATCAAAGAGTAACACAACCTCCTTATAAGAAGATACAAACGTAAGATTGTTTTTAATATCCCTCAAAGCAGAGGCTGCACCATTAGGTAAGGATACTACAGGCCATTTGTTTTCCATGAGCTGACTCACAGTCATGGCATCAATCTCACCCTCTGTGATAATCAACCTACGTCCACCTATTTTATAGAGGTGTTGTCCAAATAGCTGTGGGTTTCTACTGTTACCGTGCCACTTAAACTTCTTGTTTTCTCCTCGTAGTTTTTGTGCTACGAGCTGTCCTTCATCATTGTAGCAGTTCCAGAAGTCAAAGCTCTGGTCTCCTACAACAGCCTGCTTATATCCATACAGTCTACAGGTCTTCACATTAATTTGTCTAGAAGATAGGTCAGAGAAGCTGCCTTGATAGGGCTTCCATTCTCCACTTACTTCGTTCTTAGGGCTAGTAATAACTTTAGTCCCATCTCCTTTAACGTGATGAGAGCAAGCGAAACAATGTGAATGTCCATCATTGTATACAGCTAAGTTATCACCAGAACTATCCTTGCCCGAATCGGCACACTTAGGACACTGCTGCCTGTCTACTACGTAGGTCAGCTCATCTTCAACAGTCTGCATTAGAATCTCCTTCTTGCACACGATTAGTTATTCATTAGAAAAAAGACCTGCTCGACCTTTCAGCCGAGCAGGCCCGGATCGTCTGTGGGTTCCTCGTCAAGACCAAAGACATCGAAAGCGATGTACTCCTCACCCTTGGCTACCTTAACTTTAGTCACATCTAGACGATATATTCTGTTATCATTAAACTCATATACTTTCTGCAAGATATCAACGAAAGGCTTGATACAGTTGTCTATATCAGACTGCCTATTAGAAAACCCAGCCCTAATAGTAAGACCTATCGGCCCATCATCGGGTAGATTGATCTTTTCTTTAGGGGGTAAGGCTCTAGGTAGGACAATCTCATAAGTTCTGTACTTACCTGTCTTCCTCTTGCGTCCTATGTATGCTTCGTTTGTAGATAACGGTTTGACATCACACTTATGTAAGTGTTTTGCCAAGGGTTACTCAGAACGGAAGATCTACATCTTCGTCTTCTGGAGTAATATCCTCAGCAGCGACACTAGAGGCAATCCGCTCTTCCGGAACCTCAGCATCTGAACCATCGTAAGCACCTTCGACAGCCGAGAACCCGCTGCTCTCCGTGCTATCATAAGGCTGCTTCTCAATGATCTGACAAGCCTCCAGATAGAACGAAACACTACCGTCACGTTCGATGCTGCACGGAACCAAACGAAGACGAACCACATCGTTACCGAAGGGACTAGCCTTAGTTGGCTGAGCACTACCATCAACACAAGTAAAGACAGAAATGCCCTTACGTGCCAGCTGACTGTTCTTGACCTTAAGCACTTCTACGCCTTCTTTGTTGGTAGACATGCCATTGATCTTCGTAGCCTTCCAGCCATTAGCCTCAATAGAACCTGCAAGAAGCTCCTTAAGATCATCAGTCAACGCGACTGTAATGTTGTGGTTCCCATCACCAAACTTAGTGTCAAGCTTATGAAGATGACCCCACATAACCGTTGCATCACCCGTAATAAAGGGTTTGCCATATAAATTAGCCATTGATTAATTCTCCTATCATATTAATGGCCCAAGCTACTGATCCTATAATCACAGCAGCAAATGAGAGAGGTAAAAACACTAGAGCAATATAGAAAGCAAACCTCTCCCAAAGTTTTGATATACTTTCTCTTGCCTTTAACATTCGAGGATACCTTTCTTATTAGTCAAAAGCATTGGCTCAAAGATAGGGATTTCCCCATTAAGTACAACACCGCAGCCAAGTATAGGTCTCTTGGCATACTTGATTCCATAGTCCATAGCTGATAACCTATAGTCAACCCCACACCCGACCTGCATTCCAAAGTATCTAGAGTTTCTATTAGCACCGAAGAGAACACCAGAAGTAGAATGAAAGTGTCCCTGTACAACAGACTGGAACTCTACTTGAGCATTAGCAAAGGCGGGAAAGCCTCCACCCTTACCCTTGTCTCCGTGTCTATAGATAACACCATCAATAATCAGATCTTTGAACCGTCTATGTATAGTCCAATCGTTCTTATCAACTTCCCATAAACTATTGTAATCCTTAAGAACATTCACAGGCATGCCTATGTCGGCAGCGTTCCTCTCTGTTAAACAATCATGATTACCTACTAGCCAATCAAGCTTAGGAAAGGCAGAGTATAAACACTGCACTTGCTCATAGGCTTTAGCAAACTCCTCTTCCGAGTTTCTAAGACTAGGTGCCTTAGGATGGTAGTTGATACTTGCCCAGTCTACTACATCCCCGATATGCACTACTCTGTCGCATGACCAAGACTCCTGTATTTCTAATAGGAAGTCAACATAATCGTCATGCATACACGGACAATGTGTATCAGCAATTACTAAAACATTGGACATTAATCTTCTCCTTGCTTTGTCTTGAGAGCGGCCATCGCCTCTTCAAACTCTTCAACAGTCATCCGACCCGTGGCTAAATCATAACGCAATCCATACTCATCATTACTTATAGAGCAAGGTCTTTTACTATCCCCTTTGCCCGCACTCGATCTTTTTTCTTTATTCAATTGAGCAATCCTCCTCTTTACAGGAGAAGCATTGGCATCCTTGCTGTATTCTGCTACAGTTCGTCTAGCCTTATCATACTTACCTGTTTGTGTGGTATCATTGTCATCACTCATGAAAAGAAATACCTCGCTTTCTTGACTAAAGAGATATCGAACTCACCCTTATCGGGGAAGTCGTCAACCTCTGCCTTGACAGATTTAGTTAAGGCATCAATAAACATACTGATAGGACACCAACAACTATACATTAGAAAGAACTGCTCTCTAATATGTATATCTAATGTGTCAATATCTACTGCATGAACTCCATACGAATCATGTATCATACTAAAGCAGTTTAAGCCTTCGTCACTAGCAGCAACTACTGTTAGTTGCATGTGAGCAGCGTCTAAACTGTGTATAAAGTTAGGAGCCACACCGTTGCGTGCTTCCCTAATACAGATGGTTCCAGTATCCATTCTAGGTATAACAAACCTAACCCGCTGGTTAGAAACATTTAATGTACTGGTCTCCATCTCGTAGTAACCATGATTAATAATACTACCAGAAGGTGTCGGCCAAGAGAGTACTACTCCCTTAGCACTGGCTACATTAGCGACCTCTCTAATCCACTGCATGTAGAAGTAGCTTGAATGTACAACCTTAGAAATGGCTTCCAGCAGTTTCTTTGTTAGATACCCTGCTGCTTTGTACTGTACATCTTTAGATAGCCAATCACAATGGTTGTCATTCACCAAAGCCTTTTGAATACCGTTGGCTGTAACACCATACGGATATGTCATGCAGCTTCTCTTGGTCAAAGCCCTACCATTCTTCTTAGCCTGAGGCAACCAAGCCCTAGCCCATCTTTCTTTTTCTGGATCTTCTGATTTCAAATCAGCTTCCAACAGAATTAATAATTCCTCTGCTACTTCTGTGTAAAGATCCTCAGGTTTTTCTGCATCCTGTAGATTAGTAGCCTTGGCACCAACAGGATCTCTACCTAAGGCAGACCAGTGTTGCATACCATTACAAGAACCATCTCTTTGTACTGGTACTCTAGTCCACTCAGGATCAATATATAGATCTCGAATAGCAGCTAAGGCCTGCCACTTGTGTTTATTATCAGCAGCAATCCACGCTCTATTATTGATAGGATCTTTAGCACAGGCAAGGAGATGTATTTCATTCTCATCTACCCAAGCAACCCTATCATCATAGGACACCTTATCTATACCAAACATATTAGCTATATGAACCTTAAGCCAGTACCTACCTCTATCTGTTTGAGGTTTCTTGATAGCAAAACAACACAGTGCCTTATCAAAGTCACAACCCTGTGGAGATACCATCTCAGTACTAGTGTAGGATCTAGTCCTAAAGTCTAGTGTTATGGGCAGCCAATAAGCATCGTACCCTAACAGGTCTTTGCTTAGAGCAAGACGCTCTAACATACGAAGCCTATCAGCCTCAGACTTATGCCACTCCCCGTGACTAATCTCTAGTTCCTTTAGATGCAGCTGTAGTTCCTTGGTCAGCTTACCATCATGTGTTCTTTCTTCTCCCTCAAACCTAGGAAATGCCCAGTCTTCTAAGTGACTCTTAGGACAGTCTCCTAACTCTAGGTTATTCTTATACACCAAAGACATCGCTGCATGAATGAAGGGATTAATAGCATACTCTGTTTGTTGTATAGTATTAATAGCCTCTACTGTTACGTCGCCGGGCTTGGTCAAGCCGAGTTGATCATACCCCGGTGTTGCTGGTCTAATAAAACGCATCTGCATACCAGCAATGTAATAGCCACCTGTCCAATAACCCGAGTCGCTTTGTTCCCAGTCATTAGGAGGAGACACCATCGGTCCCCACTTAGGTCTAATCCATTGAAACAAATCATGCCTAGCATGCAGCTCTGTAAGTATCTCTGGACGTAGCCTATAGAACACTCGTCTCTTTAGCTTAGAGTTATCTTGACTCTCGATAAGCTTACGATCTACTATTCCTCCAACCTCTGCTACCTCTAAGAGCT